ACAAAGCCAGCACCCATCTTAGTTTCTGGACTTGCTACACCTTGTTCTTGTGCAACATTACCACACAATTCTTTAAACCATCCGTCAACAATTTCTTCTTCGCTATCGCCTTGATAACCGTTTAGTCTAAGTTCTCTAATAAAGTACTCATTCCAGTCAAGTTCAAAGAAACCGTTACGTGGATTGTTGTCTTTCATTTCTACGTTAAGAACTGCTACATATGGCTCTTTCTTTTTTGTTGCCTCTGCTTTTGCATCAGTTCCAGGTTCTTTTGATACAGAAGCAGGAACATGATTTTTATTAAACATTTTTTTAAGTTTATCTAACATTATAGTCCTGCCTTTCTTGCTTTTTCATCTAGTGTTTCTTGTTTATGTTCCCCAGGCGTTTCCGAAGATGTCGACGTGTAGTCTGGGTGTATAGCGCCAACCTCGCTCCATTGCCAATGTTGCGACTCCTCTAGTGTTGAGTTTGTATTCTTCCGACCTACCCCCAAGCGGCATAACATAGACCGGAACATCGATTCCTTCGCTACGGTACGCCTCAACTGCTTTGGAAACTTCATCCACATCTTCTTCGGTAGCCACAACAAACTTGAAATACATACTACTATTAGGTACATCAAAATACTGCCTAGCAATATCAGGCTTGATAGCAGTATCCCAAGGCTCTCCGCTAACGGAAAGTTTCGGACTGCACGACCAAGTGATATGAAATGATCTTTCGTTGTTGAGCCACTCTCTGAAATCATCTCTAAGAGGTTGCGTTGTATTTGTTTCAAATGTAACATTTTTTAGATCTCCCATTTTAGGGTGTTTAAATAGATCCATGTATAACCTTTGCCACCCTAGCAGAGGTTCACCGCCTGTTAAGATAAAATGAACATCCTGTCCATTATCCATTGTCCACTTACCTTGTGGAGTAAGACTCAATACATAATCAACTACTTCGTCAACTGTATGGTCTTTCATATACTTTTTAAATTCAGGATATATACTTGCATACGTATCACAGCCTGTGTGAACAATAGGCAAATCCTCGAACTTATTTACCTTGTCTAAAATTCCATCATCAAGAAGTGCTTTTACTTCTGGATTATACTTAATACCTTGTTCTGCTTTTTCTGCTCTATTAGGGTGCTTGTCTAAACCAAAGTTCATACAACGAAAGTTACAACCAAATGTACGCAAGAAAACAGAAGGTACGCCAACAAAACGTCCTTCACCTTGAACACTATAAAATGCTTCACTATATCTTAATTTCATTTACAACTCCTATTATATATTATAGTGCTTATTTAGGTTTTTGTCAACCATTAACATCCAGTACTTTCTTCAAACATTTCCATTTGTGTAACGTCTTTTTTGGTATACTTTTGTTTATTTGGTATAACACCCCTAACACCACCTGCGGGTTCTTCCATATCTCCGTCTCTACGGAAAATTAAATGGACATGTGGGTACATAACAGTTTGGCCTGCACTAGTACCCATATTGATTCCTACATTAAATCCTGTAATTGGGTTAGTTTCTGCTTCAACATTCATTGTACCCATTTCCATAGCAAATTTGAAACATTTTAAAATACATTCTTGTGTATTTTCTTTTGGTACAACAAGTGTATGCCCTAGTGTTACTGGATAGATATCTTCATAAACAACATAATCTCGTGTATCGTATGTAACTTTAGTCCACGGTGCTCTGCCTTCTTCTTGTGCTTTTGCTAAGGTATCGATCATTTAGTACTCCTGTATCCAAACAGAGGCGGCGTAACCCTTACCGTTAGTATCACCTCCGTTATTATCTATGTCATTGCCTTCGTAAGTAATACTACGTACTACATCTTCTCCGTTTGTAGTTTCACTGTATTGAATTTTAAGTTTTTTAGGATCAAACTCTCCTACAGTTTCAACAATACCATCAAAGAATGTACCTTTTTCCATAGACAGCATTTGTACAATGTATGTGCCTTTGTCAGGATATGTATCTTCAACACTATCAAGAATTTCAGTTTCGTAATCTGTTTCTTCACTGATCTTGCTGGCCCAGTCATTAACATTTTCATGTTCAATTATTGTTTCGATATGCTTACTACTATATTCTAAACCGTCTACTTCGTTTACTTCTATTTGAGCATTATCAATAGTAACTGCATGAATATGTTCAAACTCGTTAGGCATTTCGTACCACGAACTACAAGCACCAATGCCTTCTTCGTCATCACTTAAAAAGTTTGCTTTTGGCGGTACACTATCAATATTTTCAAAGTCAAATGTACCTTCTCCTGCGTTTAACAAATAGTTACATAGATCATTATCTCCATGTTCATCTACAATAGGTTTCCAAAAGTCATATGCTTCTTTTGAAATACTAGCATAGGCGTGTTCAGCACCGTATCCCCATAATTGAATATGATAGTATCTAGGACCTTTAATATTATCTAGTGTTTGTTGTTGTTCTTTAAGCGTAGCCATGGGTTAGTTCCTCTGTAATATATCTTTTAAGTTCTTTATCTTGTACATCGTGCGGAATATCATTCTTGTAAAAGATTCTATAACTGTCTGATCCATATTTTCCGATACCACATAGTTCAGTAGCATCCTGGCCGTCCCAACTTAGCCATTGTTGACTCATTTTCCAAATGCGTTTAGCACGAACGTTTTGCATACCTAGTGGTTGCAACACTTCAGCAATTTCTTCTACTGTTGAATATAATAAAATACCAGCAGTAGGCCAACGTTCAAAAAACTCTTTAAGCACAGGTTTAGTTTGACGTCTGTCAACTTGATTTAAACAGATAACACCAACCATGTGTTGCCAACTGTCTTCAACCTGTTGTTGTACCATTAGGTCGTCTCTCATAGTGGTAATTTTCCTGTATAAAGATCAATACTTAAACTAATCATTCCCATAGCAAAAACTGTAATAATAAAAGCCTGTGCAATGCGTACAGCAATATAATCATACATTAATATAGTTCCTCAATTTTATCGCAAATTTTTAACTTCTTCGCTTCTTCTGCACTTAACCAAACGTCTTGTGGCGGAAGAAGAATTTCTTTAATCTTTGCTTCAGTCATTCCTAAGCATTTTTTATAATGATTAATCATACGTTCTGTGCTTAGTTCAAATTCTCTTACACGGGCATATAGTTCGTGTTCTTTACCTCTGCTACCCCAACTGTATTGATGTGATAGAATAGAAGTATTAGGTGTTAGTATACGTTTGCCTTTTTGTCCAGCAATAAAGATTAAAAAACCACAACTTGCAATAAGTCCAAGTCCTACGGTTTTAATAGGTATACTGCTTGACTTCATTACATCAATTAATGCAAATGCCGCATGTACATCACCGCCCGGTGAATTAATAATAATTGTTAATTGTGGTAAAGGATTGTCTGCAAGGTTATGATTCATAACCCATCTAATTGCATCTTTGCACGAAGCAGATGTTATTTGATCCATCAAAAGATAGACGCCATTGCTGTCTATGTTTTGTACTTGCTGTTGTTGTTGTTCTTTTTTAGCCATATGTTCCTACGTTTTCCCAAGGATATACTAACCATACATCTTCCTCGGCTTTGTTTACTTCATCACAGTGATATGACACCCCGTCAAATTCACTTGATAAGTTTTCTGTTAATACTGCGAAACGAACATTGCCGCCCCAAATTTTTTCCCATTTAGGATCTTTAGGCAAACAACTTGATTGCCAGTCTTTTTTGATCCAGTTAAATGTAGCACCTGTATCGTTAATATCATCTACAATAAGAATTTTCTTTTCTAATGGTCCACCTGTTACTTTGTCAGAGTCTTCGTATACATAACCAAACGCATCTTCACTCATCCAAGCATTTACTTCACACTCACTTTCGTCACCGTCTCGTAGTGCTACCTTTAATGCTTCGCAACGAATACCAGTCATGTTTGAAATAATAGTAGCAGGTACATTACCTCCACGTGTAATGCCTACAATGTAATCAGGACGCCAGTTGTCTGTGTACATCTGATTTACGATATTGGTACACATAACTTCTACATCATGCCAACTGTAAAACTTTTTATTAATCTGCATCTACTTCTACCCCTGTAATCTTATCCCAACGGAAACTGCGCCAGCCTTTTGCATTTACGTCCCACACCACGCAAACGTTTTCACTTACTTTGCGTACTTTTTTCTGCGATGCAGGATCTTCTTTTGTTGCAGGTGGAACAACATCTTCTTTAAGTGTGCAGGTCATTACACGTTCATCGCCGTTAAGTTTATTAAATTTTACTACTACATTACCACTATGCAATACATTATACAACCAGTCTCGTGTTTGTTGTTCGTTAAACTTTTGTATATCAATGTTCGAGTTCATATTTTTCTCTCAAGTAAGTTTCATTATCTACCCATTCACCATCTCTAATGAATCCCCATTCTCTCATTTTAGGTCCTGGGATAAACAGTGTCCAAGGTGTAACGCCAGGCTCTAGTTCAATCCTATGTAGACTTTTAGAACCGTTAAATCTAAAGTGCCCAGGCTTCCTCCAAAAACGTCCTTTAGGAGTAGTTTCCCAATATCCGCCTTTTAGAATAAGTGTAAAATAAGGCCACGGATGATCATGCAAATCATCTAAGTCACCTTTGTGGAATTTATGTAAGAATACATTAAACGGAAAACGTTTACGATCTTTTAAAAACAAATAATAACGTGTTAGATAAGGTTCGTTTTCATAGCGATCCATAATAACACGTTTACGACCAATTAGGTCTAACCAATCTAAAAAATCGAATCCACCGATCCATTTAAAAAATCTAAAACGGAATGTCATCTTTTTCCTCGTTATTTTCCTTGTCTGCTTTTACCATAGTATATACGTATAAAAACTGTTCCCATAATGCTTTGCAAGTTGGATTTGATTCAACTAATTCTGTATCTACATTAGTATATGAATCATCTATATCACCAAAACTCCATTCAGGACTGGAATCTATACCACTAATACTAAATGTAGGACTTATGTTACTATCGTATGTTAATGTGCTAGGACCGCTGTAACTTGAATCGATAGTTACTGTACCTGTGTTAGTTGAAATAGGACCGCAAGTTGTATAAGTTTGATCATCTATTGTTATAGTATAATCTTTATTTTCGTCACCCATGATTACCTCGGAGCAAATTCCTGTTGTAGTTTAATATTGTCCATAAACTCTTTTTTAGTTGCTGGATCATCTTTAAATGAACCTTTTAGTACAGTTGTTTGTGTAAGACTGCTATGTGCCATGATGCCTCTGTTTTCGCAACAACCATGTGTTGCCTGAATATAAACACCTAAATGTTTTGCATCTGTTGCCTTACTAATTTCTCTTGCAATATCATTGCAAAGTTCTTCTTGCAGTGTACCACGTCTAGCACACCATTGTGCGATACGTGTGTATTTGCTAAGTCCAATAACCTTGCCATTAGGAATAACACCAATATATGCAACACCTGTTACTGGCTGATGGTGATGTGAACAAACACTCTTTAGTTCTGAACGAACTACAAGCATACCTGTATATGCATCTTCTCCTTCATTAGGAAAAGCAGTAGCATTAGGAATAGTATCGTAACGTCCTGCCATTAGTTCGTTGTAATACATTTTTGCAAGACGTCTTGCTGTACCTTGTGAATTAGGATCTGTAAATCTATCGATAATTAGTGTATCTAATACTTTTTCAAATGCTTCAGTTGCTTCTTCAATTAGTTGTTCTTTTTCACCTTCGTTAATAAAGTCACTAATATTGTCGCCTGCCCAATAGCGTTTATTTGCTTCTTGCAAACGTTTTGTAATTTCTCTTGTTTTTTCCATTTATTTCTCCGAGTTTAAGACGTGGATGTCTCTTCATTGTATGATTGTAACACATTCTTTAGTTTTCTGCAACTAAAATATTCATCACTTAAGAATTTAACTAACCGATCTAGATTTACATAATGTTTCTTATGGTCATTCATAATCCAATGAATTTTTTCAATTAACTTATCTTTATTTGCAATATAACTATCCCAGTCTGTAGTCCATTCGCTTGGATACTTGAAATAGTCATCATACATTTCTGTATAACTTAATCTATCAGGCATAAGCGGAAACGAATTTACAATCGCACCTTCATATGCACTAATGCCTAATGTTTCTTGTAGGTTAGCACTAAAGATCATTTTACTTTCGCCTAGTAAGTTGTGATACTCGACTTTGCTTAATCTTTGATCTTGACAAACGACAAATTCATAGTCGCCTTGTAATGTTTCTTTTAAATCTCTAAAAATTTCAGGTTGTTTTTCTGGAGCAACTCTGTGAGGAAACAAAATTAAGTTTCTCTTCTGCATACCTTTAAATGGAACAAGTGAGTCAGCAGTATATTCCATAGGCCAACCTGTACGCACAATTTTTTTACTTTCACATAGTTTATCTGTGTCTTCTTTACTAATGCCTAGTAATTCTTTAGCAAACATATCTATATGAAAATTACTAGCAAAGTAATTATGGTTAAAGCATTCAAAGAAACTTTTCTCTGCGTGTCTTACCCAAGGTTTATTACCTACTAGTCTACCTAAAAAATCTGCAGGATCATAACTACCCGCATGCCATAATCCATGTGTTATTACATCAATACCTAACAATTCGGCCATGTATTTGATGTTAATAATACCTGGATGCCAAGCGTCTGTGAATAGTATATGATCCCCAGATTTAACTTTTCCTTTTGTAAAGGCTCTAGAAATCTTTTCGATCTGTGTAGACTTGTAAATGTTAGTACCACCAAAGTTTAAGAAAGCACCTGGTGTAGTAGCATCTGGAATATCATCAGCACCGTCAATAATTTCAACAGTTACTTTATTGTTATCAAATACACTAGTACTAGAAAGTATTTTAGGTACGTGTACCTTCCACTCACTTGTGTAACGTGTTTCAACACTTTCTAAGTCTACTAACCAAATCTTCATTCCTAATTCCTTTGCCTATTACGCTTACGAGCCAACTTTTTCTTAAGTCGGTTCTTATGCCTGTTATACATTTGCCAAGGATAACTTGCATTGTTGTACAAGTCCTTCTCATCAAACACATAACTCTTAGAGTCACCGTGAACCCAACTGTTCACGCACCAATCCTTGTATGATTCAAGGTCGTTAAAGATCTTTACGATCTCTGGGTGGTCTGCAAAATATGACACTGTCATCTCCTTTAATATTTTGCGTACTCGATATGGGCACCGTTTTCTCCATCTTCGCTAACGTCGATGTGTACTTCTCTGCCCGGGTGTTTAGCAATAATCTGATTATATAGATCATCGCAGATCATTTCACAACTCTTGTAGTCTAGTTCAAGTGTCTTCTCCTCGTACAGTTTTTCTAACCATCTTTTGAATTGAATAAATTCGATATCTCTGTCGTTGTGTGTAACAGTAATACCAACCTTGAAATGGAATATGTGTCTGTGGGGATATCCCAAAAACGAAACATCATATTCATCACCTGTTGCAAGACTAGGATCTTCTAGTGCCGCAGGATACTTGTGAATACCTTCCTTACGGAAAGTCACCCAAATCATTCTCTTTGCTGTATTCATAATACGTCTGTGATTGTCTTCTGCCATTGCTTCCTTCATCATGTTATCAGTTATACTCATATTATAGTGCCTTTCAGTGCTGTTGTCAAGTTAATCTTTAGGTTCGTCATTGCCATATTTGCTCCAATCTGTAAACTTATCACGTTCTAGTAAGCCGTGTACAGGTTGAATCCAAACTCCGGGATTAGAATGATCAAAATCAGCATCGTCGATTTTGATACAAGCATTATAGTTTAATTGATTTACATAAGGAAGTTTTACTGATAACATACTAATAAACTTGTGTTTTTCGTTAAAACCCATTTCTAGTACCCATTCGTGATACTTAACATCATAGTCTAGGGTTACCCAATAATTCTTATCAAGCAAACCGTGTATTAGATCTTCCCAATCTTCTTTTGGAACAAAACTATGATTAGCACCAAGATAGATATGATCAACGTGATTCTTTTTTGCCTTTTCAAGAACTTCTTCTAGTGGACGACAGCCTACAACAAATAGTGTGTCCATATCATATGCTGGTGTTTTTTCTACTTCAAAGCCTGTAAAGTACATTACATCATCTTTTACACCGTCTGCATAATCACGCTTCATTTTTTAATAGCCTATCAAGTTGATCTTTAATATAAAGTTTAGTTTTCTTTAGTTTAATTAAAAGAGCCTTATGGCCGAAGTCTCTATACATTGTACGCTCTTTTTCTATTTCGTCAACCTTTTTAGAATAGTATTCATGCTCTTTGGTTAACTTTTTTACTGCTTTGTTTTTTATTTTAGCCATTATGCCTCCTCAAATAGATTTGCAAATTGTGTACTTGCGTTTACAGTTTTCTTACCCGTTGCTCCTCTAGTGCCAATAATTGACATCCAGAATCTTGAAAATTCTTCTATGATTGCTTCGGCTTCGTCTCTGTTTGACGTTGCAAATATTGCCTCCACAACATCTCTAAAAAATACCCTGTTAAAGGACTCTTCCACAAGCATGTTCGGAACTGTTCCGTTGTCGTATTGCCTGTTCGCTTCTTGTACTGCATTAATGTGACTCCATACATTATGACCCATTTGGATCGCATAAGAAAAACTATCCCATGATGTTTTTCCTTCTTTGCCTATTTTATTTAGGTCTCCTGGCGCATAGATGCAAACATCTTTTGCCTGTAAACTTTGTGTAATAGGACTATCTAAGAAACTTCCGTGTTTGCCTTCACGTACAAATGCTTGTCCAAATGATGTTGTATCAGTTGCCAATGCTTTGTCGTCAATGCTAGGTACCATTCTGTATACCCATTTAGTTCTGTCTTTTGTTTCAAGTTCACAATAAATTTGACCATTTGCTGTTGCTAGGAACGGAGAAGCACAGTCAAATGTAATTGTAAAATTAGGATTGTGATACTTACGAACTGCTCTTTGAATATCTGTTAAGAGCGTTGCCCACTCTAGTTTGCTTGTACCTAGGAAGTGCATAAAGTCATGCACACCTTTTTCAAGTAAGCCGTCAAAACGTAGTGCTACTAATCTTTTAAGAACAAGATGTACATCACACATATTCTGTCCACCCATTGACCAACCGTTAAAGTGTGTGTCTGGGAATTGCTTAGGATCGCAATAGTGTTTCATACGCTGATACCAATCTTCTGCGTCAGCGTGATTTTCACCTTGTAGAACGTTTAAGAACTTACAAGCACCTGTTCTGTGCTTCATAAAGTAGTCGTTATTGATTTTAGTTGCATTAACAGCATCAATGTATGTACTAATACCTGTTGCTTTAGCACCAGCAGGCGAACGTGCAACCCATGCCGGGATATCAAGGATCATACCGTAGTCCATATAAGCGTCCATCCACGTAAGAACTTGCTCACGTTTCTTTTGTGCCTTAGGACAATTAGGATCTTTCCAATCACCTTCCCAAACGCCTTTACCAATCTGGAAGCCGCCTGAGTCACCTAACAGCCAACTGTTCTCACGATCACGTTCTCGGATCATAAGTTCTTTAGGAGCATCTTTGTTTATATCAAGTTCTGCATGTCCTGCCGAATATAGTGTCCAGTGATATTGAAATATACCCTTTTGACGATTAAGCCAATTAAGTCCTTCCATATCATTGTTAGGAAAAGGAATACGGCTCTTTTCAACATATTCTTCTTTACGTTGCTTACCAATAAATGTAGCATAAAAGCCACTCAACGCCGGAAGAAATATTGCGTAGTCCTTTTGCTCTGCTGTTAAGTCAGTTCTCAAAATTTATCTCCTACTTGCTTTGTGCAGGCAAAATATATTCATATGTTGCTAGTCCGCTGTCAACTTGAATTTGCATTGCACCTTGATCTGAAATACGCATAGTCTTATCACCATCAAGATTTAAAATAGCCATTGTTTGTGCTACTGGCCATGCCCATTCATTTTTAAGGCTACCTGTTACGCCTGTTGCAAAAACAAACTCACCTGCGTGTGTACTTGCATCACCAAACTTAAATTTAATATCTGTACCATCTGTAATAACAGTAAACACAGTTTCTTCTGCATTTGCAGTTGCTTGTAATTTAAAACGTTGTACATTAGCAACAGTAGGTTGTACTTCAACGTCCCAGTTAGCACCTTTAAATTTAACAGTCTTAAGTTTTTCGTTAATGATGTCTGCGTTCATAAAACGATAATCGTTTTTAAAATCGCCGGCGGCATTTTCAAAGTGAATACCTACTGGAATAGTTTGACCGTTACGATCAGCAGTTACAACATCAATTGATGCTCCGTCTTTATATTCTGGACACTTCAAGTGAATGTCTAGTTTATTTAGGTTAGGCATACCAAATGTGCCTTTCATTTCTACTTGAGCATTTTTAGTATTTGCCTGTAGAATAACAGAACGATCTTCAGCCATGCTGTCGATTCCTGTTTGTGCATCATCACCGTTGACCTTGACAATATTCAAAAAGCCAAGTGCGTGTGTATGTGCTACAATATCTTGTAAAATGTCTTTCATTTGTTTTCTCCGTTCCTTTTACATATTATATTTAGAAAATCATTCAAAGTCAAATAAATTATTGAATGTATTCTTCTGTTCGGTTGATTTAATATCCCAATCCAAAACGCCTAATAAGTTGCCAATTTTGTTATCGATGATAACTGATTCCATTTCATCGTCCGCAAACGGAAGTTCTTGGAACCAACTTGGTATTCTTAGTTCGTCTGTAGGATATGCAACCGAAGTATATCCCATTGGATTGTTTTTTAGTTTACAAACAATAACTTTCATTCCATCAACAATGTTCATAGAATAGTTGTCACTGTTCATTTCTTTCAGATTATTCCAGTTAATACTTGCCCTTACATGTCCTGGCATATTAACTTTACCTTGCTTTTTAAGTTTAGCAAGATAATCTGTAATGTTGTTTGCACGTTTAGGCGAGCCTTTTTCCCAGCCTGGTCGTGCTTTAAATTCAGTTCTAAACTCAGTAATCATATCAAGCACTTGTTCTTCTTTAGCACCTGTTAGCACTGCTAACAAAACTTCGCTTAAGAAGTCTTGCATAAACACAGGAGTATCTGAACGTTTGAGATCGAGGCCCATTGCTTTTACTTTGCCTGGTTTGCCATCAACGTCTTTACGTTCGCCTTCGTTATCAAAAATTAAAATTGCATAACGTTTCTTGGTAATGAATAATCCTTTTTCACCTACAACTTCTCTACCTGCGGCAATAACACCTTCACTTCTTGACTTAGGACAATGAAATGCATCGTTCATAAAGTTAGGAAATGATTTGTTTGCTTCTTCACAGATTTGATCATACAATGCAATAATGCTGTCTTTGTCCCATGGGATATCACCTTTTTCGATCTCAGGACGCAAACTTGTATATGCACTAAAGTAACAAGAGTCTGTATCTCCATATATAATTGCTTTACCTATGTGATCATAATCACCTGTAACAATTTCATTTACTTTAGCACTCATATGCTTAACAATAGCACGACCTGTTAGCGTAGTTGATTGTCCAATCCGTGGATCAAAGAATCTACAACCTGGATTAAGAATAGCACCATATAAACTGTTTAAGTTAATCTTTTTAACCAACTGTCGCTTGTCCCAGAATGCAATTTCTGTTTTATTTCCTGCATCAATTGCTTTACGCATTTTGGCTTGTAATTCTTTACGTTCAGCATACCAACGCTTTAACAGTCCTGGAATAACACCATCAAATTCTGTAGTTAATATAGTTCCGTTAGCACTTAACATCCAAGGTTGATTGCTTTCGAAGATTAGTCTATAAACTTCCGCGGCACTCATTACATCACTTTCGCCGTTTTCCCATAGAACTGTAATCTGCTTGTCTTTGCGTTGTTCCATAACAAAATCATATTCTAAACTGCCGAAACGCCCTTCCCAAGCCGCCGCAAATGACTTCTTACGCAAGGTCATTTCATCACGTACATATTCTTCTGTGTATTCTGGTTTTAGTTGTCCTACAACAGTTGCTGGATCCATGTTCAAACTTCTAATAACGGAAGGATACAGTGAATTCAAGTCCATTGACCCAATCCAGTCATGCAATCCTTTTTTAGGATATGCAACATACGCACCTGCCGCCGGTTCTGAGCCAGGCTCTCTGTGTACTCTGTTAGGAACTACAAAGCCACGTCTATGTGCTTCATTAATGATTGCTTGTTCTGTAACTGCAACAGCACCCATTGTGGTGGGTAGCAAAACTGTATTTGCATGTGCAAGTTCATTGGCTAGATCAATAAACTTTAGTTTTTGGTCCAACTTGTCCAGTAGTGCAACGTCTTGTCGGTTGTATTCGATAAACGTTCGGAAGTCATTGTTATAAAGTTGATCGAGCGTACCTTCGTACACAGTCTTCTTTTCACCGACTTCCATTTCACCAATGGCATCAAGCCTGTAAGTGTGTCTTTCTTCATACGTGTATTTACGATACAATTCCAAACTATCTAAATGCTGTCTGCCTATTAGGTCATAGGTTTCCTGTTCTCTTCCGAACTTTTCATATGTTCTTTTCTTAGGATATTGACCCCATAAACAAAAGCGTCTTGTATCTTCTTTAGATAGCACTCGTGTAATTCTATTAACAGTGTATGGAATATCATAACCTTCACTGTTCCAACCACTTAGTATATCTGCATCTTCAATTAGTGTAAGGAACGTATCAAGCATTTCTGCTTCACTATCAAACAAATATGTGTTAGGAAAGTCTTTTACAGCATACTTGGCATCGTCCATGCTCATACCCTTTGGTGGCATAGCAAGTGTAATAAGACTGTCAAGCCATTGTAGGTGTACTGTGATAGCAGTAATAGCAGTAAAAGGATCTTCAGGTGAACTGTACCCACGTTCTGGGTCAAAGTCAACTTCGATATCGAAAAACGCTTTGTGCAAGTCGGGTGCGTCTTGACCTAAATAATTTTCTTCAAGTAATCTGTATACCGGATTGATGTCTGCTTCAAACAATCCTTTGTGCTTGTTAATTTTTTGTTCTTTAAGATATTCTTTCCAACTCTTACATACAACACGGCTTACAGGATCGCCCATGGTACTTTTTTGTTTACCACGTGCATCGCCATAATAAAAAACATATCTTGCGGGGAATTCTCTGTATTCACGTTCGCCGGCTTTAGTTCGCTCGACTACTTTAATAATATCTTTGTCGCGATCCCAGAGGGCATCTACATAACTCATTTTTTCTCCTGTTTGTCACTTTCGGCTGACAATACCAAATTGTGTCGTTTATGGCCGACTGTACCTTCATCGTAGTACTTATGCCTACTACTCTGAGTTCCGTTTTTTTCTGCCTTTTTTTGCCTGTTTAGGTTTAATGCCGTGTTCTTTATACCATTTCGCTTTAATTTCTGCATCAGTCCAATGAGGTACTCTATCTAATCCACCAGCACCTTGTGCCGCACCCGGCGCCACTTTTTCAATCTTGCCACCTTTAGCAAGAAACGTTTTCATTAATTCGTCTAGTTTTTCTTGCTGTTCTTCTTTAGAAGGTCCATCTTCTTTAGGATTATAATTTCTTCTAATGTCTATTGCCATAAAACTCCTTAGTTGTATAACAATATAACATTATTTTCACTCTTTGTCAAGTTCTATTTGCTCAAAATACATATTTGCATTTCTGCTTTTATCATCTATCCAAAGATCATAATGGGGTTTTCCTAGTTTTAAACTTGTATATTTTACACCCCAATCTTTTAGTTGCTGTTTTGTAAGTTCTGTATAATCAATTTTACTTTGTTGACCTCTAGCAGTCCAATAGTGTATTTCGTGTCCTTGATCAAACAGTTCGTTGAAATGTTCTATTCTTTCTTTGTAAGGTTTTGATAAACTATAATGTTTACCCAATTCTTGATCACATATAGTTCCGTCAATATCTACATAGTAGATCATATTTTCCATTCCATCTTTTCTTCAAGGGCATGTTTAGCACCGTGGATATAATCACGATCTTCTTCTTGCAATGCACTCCAAAATTTGGATACACTTTCAATTAGATCAAGTACATCATCTGGGTGATGAAGGTGATGATTACCTTCCATCCATTCCTGTAGTTGATCCATGCGTTGTTTAATTTTTTGTTGTACTGGTTTAGTAAGATCGTAATCGGTCATTATAACCATCCCATTGCTACACAAAACCCAAAAATGTTTACTGTAAAGAAATAGTAAACCATTACTAATGGCCATGCAAGTTTACGTCTAGTGTATGTAAAAATTGCAAGTGCCGATCCTAACATAAAACCTGGATACACAATACGCATATCTGGATTATCTGCATTTATGGCCAGTGTCATACTTGCACCAATAGTTACAAGGGTGCCTAGCATTTCTAGCCAAAAGCATAAAGGATCTTGTTCTTTAGCCTGTTTCCAAAACTCAATTATTTTTTTCAATTACTTGTCTCGACCAGTAATTGTAATAATAGATTCTAGATCGTCGAAGTCACTAGATACTTCACCCCAGTTTGCTTTGTGTGCGATTGAAATTGCTTTGTTAATTAAACCCGGCTTTACATCAATTTCTTCTGCTACTGCTTTTACAGTATCTCGTAAGCCTTCATTTAAACTTTCAACTTCTGACTTAACTTGTACACCGTCGTTAATTACCTGCATTAGTTTAGCCTTTTCTTCAGGACCAAATACTTTTGAACTCATAGGTTACTCCTTTGTTTATTTTGTATATTATATATTGATTTATTCTGTGTGTCAACCTTTATTGACAGTAATGGTTAATCTTTTAACCCTTCACCTTTGTCTTTATATGCCCATTCATCTGTATGTCCAACGCTCCATTTTGGATTGTTTTCTACAGTATAGTTTTGAGTGCATACTTTGAAATCTGGCGTCTTTCTTTCGGTTGGAATTAGGCTTTGGTCTGTGAATACTACTCTGTTGTTTGGTTGTGCGGCAAATTGACCATTATCTAGTTTAATAATATTAAATGTTTTGTGTTCTGGATCATGTTCTGCAAAATTTATATCAAGTGTCGAATGCTGTGCATGACAAGTGTCAAGTGTAAACATATATTCACCTTTGTGCATTTTGCGATCTTTTCCAAAGAACTCGCAATCACATAGCATAGGCTTTTTAATTAGTGTAATATCATAATCAAAACAGTCCCATATTTGCAGTGTGTCTAAGGGAAGTTGGTTGTCTTTGTCGTAATTTTCTTTCCATACAAACGCTGATATTGGAAGTTTGTCGTAAAGAGCACCGTATTCGACTAGTAGTGTTTCAAAGTAAAGTGCTTTGCTTTGTATACTTCTAATACTAATCCACATGCCCGGAGTAAGTTCTCCGTGACCTTTTTGATGATCATATAAGTATTCTTTTTTAACAAATACTTCAACGGGTGGTAGGTTGTGTACTAGAAATGCCATAGTAGTCCTGTTGTTAACTACTACTATTTAGTTTTTTTGGCTGTTACTTTTTTAGATTTGTATAGTTTAGCGTGTGGAACTTTCAAGTTCTTTTTACCGTATATATTACCTATTTTGTGTGTATACGACATGTGTGCTGGATCTAATCCGTAAAAGTAATCTGTTACTTCACGAATTTTCATGTTAAACTTTTACGCCGGGTTTTTGAACTGGTTGTTGATTTTTTTGTAAAAATCTTTCAAGAGCGTCTATAGTGTTTTGTAAATCACGTTCTTCGGTTGGTTTAGCAGACATACCTTGCATACCTTTTAGCATAGGTAACATCATTATAATCAACTTATTCATTTGCTGAACCGGACCTATTTTTTCTAGAATACCTAAAAACTTTTCCATTGCTTGGTCCGGCGGAATAGTGCCTTGTTGAAATCCTTGATTTGTTTGCTTTAATTGTCTTATAAGCATTTGATCGTTTTCATTAGTTCCAGTAGTAGCATTCTTAATCCATTTTTTTAATCTTGCAAGAACACTTGATGTCTGACCTGTTGTTTTAGTCTTTTGTTTGCTGTTGTGTCCAAATGTTGAATCTAAACTACCTTTTACGTCTGACCAAGTGTTTTCACTAAACTCTATAAATTTCATTATTTTTGGTCCTCTAAAAATTCTAAATATTCTTTGAATAAACTTTTACTGGTAGGTTTTGCTTTATCTTCTGCACTAAGTTTATCTTTGATAATTTTAGATCTTCTTAGTTTGATAGCATCTGCTGTTTCTTTATCCATTGAGCCTGATTTACGAATTTGTCTTTCTAAATCATCTAGATCTTTTGTATGTCTTTTAAGTTTGTCACTGTCTTTTTCTTCGTTATACATAACTGCTTCGAAAATTTTATTCAACTTGCTTTCGATGTTATCTAGTCTTGCTTCAATTTCTGCATAAGGATTTGTATTTGAAGGAATAGTTTGTACAGGCTCAGCATACATAGTGCTTGGATTTGGTTGTGCTGGACTTGGTCTTGATCTTGGTGTGCTGTTTCCTAGACCTGCTAGTGCCGCCATGTCATTTGTGCTTACATCTGTAACACCCGGAATATGTTTGCCACGAACACTTTCGTTAACATTTCTTGCATGTGCATTTGCATTTACGTCAGTTCCAGAACCTGTTGATTGTTCTTTTGCTGGTGCAACCGGAGCGTCAACTGTTAGTCCTTGGTTTTTAATTCCTAGTTGATTAAACTTGTTTAGTATGTTGTGAATATCACTCATAATTAACCTTTTACTTTTTAATTTTTACACAGTTATCAACTGTTTTTCCGCCCTTTTGTTTGGTGCCCATACGCTTGTAGCCTTTCCAGCATACTTTGCCATCAACACCTTTTTGCTTTTCTTCATCAAGTGTAGTGTAACTAGGCTTACCACATTCTTTACATAAGCCTTTTGATTCGTTAAGTTTGCGTTCTAAACTTTCAAAGTAGTCATCTTTAGCATCTTTCATTGACACCATGCGTTTCTTTTCCATAGCCTGTTGACGCTCACCTTCCATGTATGCATGAAGTGTTTTGATTTTTTCGTGTACACCACTTAATTTATTTTGAAACCATTCTGGAAATACGCCACCTTTGTGTACGTGATCTCTGATTTCGTCAGCCGCATATTTAATAAATGCAATTTGATTATCTAGCATTTCACCTTCGTAATCACTTGCTGGTTCGTCATAGTGATCTTCTTGTACACTATTTGTTTGTATTTGATTGATTTTTTGTCTTCGGCTATCCATTTGTTTCGTTATAATTTGGTGCGATTTATTCATCAGTTCTAATTGTTTATCAAAATGTTTCATAAACTGATCGTGTGGCATTTTGCTATAATCTATACTATCAAGTTTTTTTAATTCTTGTTGTATATATTGAAATTCTCTTGCAAGAGAGTCATCTTTAGTAGGCACTGCTCTTCTGCCATCTGTACCCATTTGTTTAAGAGTAGCATCATTAGGAAAAACACCAAATGCTTGTCCTATGTTTTTCATTAAATAGGCAAATGGTCCATTTGTGCTTGGACCCATTCCAACTTCAGAAACTTCAGTTTCGAATACTCTATCTAAGATTTCTTCTCTTGTGTAACTTTCCCCTTGTGCAGGATTGCTATTGGTATTATTTGGGTTTCTTGCTCTTAATGCTTTTAAATTTTGTAATTCCTTATTGTTTAAACTAGCATTTTGTTTGTATTTTTGTGTAAGAACATTAAGAGTTTTTTGTGCGTTATGTAACGCATCAGCATATTTTTGAATTTCACCTACTGCGATTTCTAAATCTGAATATTTTGTTTTGTCATCAGCAGTTCTAATTTGCATTGGCATTTTTATGTACTCCTCTTTAGTGTGCCACCAAATATTGAAGTCCCCTTCATATCTAGTGCATTGTCGGTTGGTTTTTGTTTTTTTGCTTTTGGTGGATTAGGTACTGCACCTACCAAAGACCCGTATTTTTTACGTGTCTTTTTATCACCAATAGCCATGTGTGGATTTACA